ATACAGTAAGGCAAATGGTAATTGGGATTTATTATTTGTTTCTGGTGGAGCAGGCTGGCGGATGCTGTTCGGTGCCGGAACGGCAGGAGCAGATAGAGTCTATACCTCTCAGAGAAAAGGGACACCTTTGAATTTACTGTCAGATGGCAACCTAGTCAGTGCGGTTAATAGTCTACCTCAGGGTAGTAGTTTTCGGCTCTGCACGTTGTTTAGGATTACTCCTGACGGGGAAGTTGTATGGCAGAGGACGGCTGATCCGACCGGCACAACCTCGTATCTCGATAAAACCACCGAAACGGTGCTCGTAGATAGTAATGATAACATTTACCAGTTAGGTGATGCACTCATTCCTAATGGTAATAATAGCAATCATAATACCTGGGTACAGAGTGTAGATCAGGATGGTGTTTATCGATTTGATAGCACTGAGTCAATGTCTCTGTATGGTGGCATGACTAATGGTTTTGGTGGGGGACAAAGTTTCCATGGTGGAATGATTACCGATGCCGTTTTTATTGATACCAATGAAACTCTTTTACAGATAGAAGGAGCGAATGCATATTCATTTGGTTATCCTACTCAACAGTTCATGACTGCATGTTCTACCGTATCGGCACAGACCGGAGTTACTACCAGTTCCAGGTTCATGGGTAGTAGTGGTGGCACCGGTAATGCCAATGGACATAATTATGGCATCAAGATTTGCAAGTTAGGTGATTGGGTATATGTCCATACCGATAATGGAGCGGGACATAAGTGTTCATCACCCAATGCACCATGTTATAACATCGTTGCAATCTATCGTCGATCGACTAATGGAGAAACCATTGGTCCCGGTGGTTTTGGGATTGCAATGCAGAATGGAGCAGGACCTTATACCGCATTTCCATTTCCATGGTATTTTCCTGGATTTGTATTCACTAATGGTGATGAGACCGATCCTTATCCAATCATGTCAATTGCAGCTACGACCGGTAATGATACCACAACTCCTTTACCTAGAAGTAGACAATACTTCTGGTGGTGGGATGCCGCTTTAACTAACATTGGACGTGGGTTCTATGTAACTTCTGCCGACTTTAATTTCTATTCTGGTAATCCTTCTTCTGTAGTATGGGATGGTGATCATGTCTATGTTGTTTGTGGTCATAATGAGTCAAGATGCACCATTGTCAAATTCCATGCAACAACAGGACAATTACTTAATGAGAATATTCTAACGGTCGTTAATGGAAATGATAGGATAGCAACTTCTACAGACGGTCAAATTTCAATGATAGTAGGTGATGAATTCATTTACCTACAGTCCGAAACTGATCGTACAGATCAGACTGGTGTATCACATGAGAATCAAGTGGTATTATTCAAGTTTCCCAAAGATATGGATAAGGGACATGGAATTTATGGTGAGTACCAATATGTTCCAAGATCACAACTAAGTGGTAATCCCACTCAGGTTGTTTCTACTAATATAAATCCATTATCGGGTTCTAATGTAAATTGGGGTGGACCTGGTGGCAGTTACTACTGGCCAATACCAACAACAATGACTAATGCATCGCAGGTTGAAAATACAACTCCCACTGTGGGGATTGTCACCCACAGTCTTGAAAAACAAACAAAATTATAGGAGGTACAATGGAAGACTATTCTATGCAATGTTTGGATATTGCGCAGGAAGAATGTATGGCAGAAGGAATTTTTATTGGATATGTTCCATTTGAATTTCTAGAAAGTGTATTTGCACAATTAAATGAGAATAACATCCCAGGATGTGCTAATATGATTGTAGAAGAGGCAAGACGATTAAATGGAAATCTCTAATTTTGATGCCATTCCACTATTTCCTACGAATGTATTCATCTGCGAAATTAGTGATGACCTATGCAAGCAACTTGATGTAAATGTTCCTTGGATTGATGAAAACTCATGTCCCGATAACTTTCTAGAGAAAGATCGTGTGGGTGACTACATGGAGTATGTGTCTAAGTCATATGCATCTGTGAATCATCGTATATTAGAACATTATCCAGATTTAAAAAACGAAATTGAATGTAGGTTTTCAGAAATTACACATTCGTACTTTAGGTATGATAATGAGTTTTTTATTACCACATCATGGTTGACTAAGATTGCACCAGGTGGTTTCTCTGAGAGACACTATCATAAAAATAGTTTTTACAGTGGTGTTTTGTACTTTCATGAGTATGATGATAAGGACGAAGGTAATCTTGGATTCTTCACACCCGTAGATACAATGCACTCATTCTTCATCAACCCATATGTTGTTGATAATGAATATACGGCAGGTTCTCATTGGTTCAAACCAAAGCATGGATACATGATTTTCTTCCCAAGTTATTTGCAACATAGAGTATCGGTATACAAGGGTAAAACGAATAGATACTCAATGGCATTCAATATTATGCCAAAAGGTAGATTCGGTATCGTAGACTCTGCTTATGATACCAGTTGGGTTTGACAACCACTATATAATTTGTTAGAATACTGAAGTAACTTTTGTAGATTATGGCTAAAGGATTCACGGTTAAAGCAAAAGCACCCACAACACAAAATGCACCTACTCAAGGTGAATGGGATTACGAAAAAGCAAAAGAAATGGTACGTGGTAAGAGTATCGTTTTCTGCCTTCCCGGACGTGGTTGCTCATTTGCCTTTTTGAAGAGTTTCACACAACTTTGCTTTGATTTGGTTGGTGTTGGTGCTCAGATTCAAATTTCTCAAGACTATAGTTCCATGGTGAACTTTGCACGATGCAAGTGTCTCGGTGCAAACGTTCTGCGTGGACCCAATCAACTTCCGTGGGATGGTAAACTTCCCTACGATTATCAACTCTGGATTGACTCGGATATTGTGTTCAATACTGAGAAGTTCTGGCAATTGGTTCTCATGGAGAAGGACATTGCCGCAGGTTGGTATCTTACTGAAGATGGTCACACTTCCTCTGTTGCTCACTGGCTGGAAGAAGATGACTTCAAGAACAATGGTGGTGTCATGAACCACGAAACTAATGAAACGATGTCTAAGCGTCGTAAGCCTTTCACCGTTGATTATACTGGTTTTGGTTGGGTTCTGATCAAGAAGGGTGTATTCGAGAACGAGAAGATGGAGTATCCTTGGTTCGCACCTAAGATGCAACGTTTCAACTCTGGTGAAGTGCAAGATATGTGTGGAGAAGACGTTTCGTTCTGTCTCGATGCTATCGAAGCAGGTTATGAAATCTGGTGTGATCCCCGTATTCGTGTTGGTCACGAAAAGACGAGGGTCATCTGATGACAAATCAACGACAGGTGGTGTATAATATCATGTGTCGAGGAGAAGTAATCCATAAGGAAATTTCCGAGGATTACTTCTTTGATTTTATGGAGGATATGGCTCTGTCTTTCTATCACTGTGGACACCCACATCCCGACGACATTACTTATGAAACTATTGAGGTAAATCAAGAAAATGGCAGTTCGGTCTAAAGTTGGCATCTCTGGTCTTAATTTCATGCCAGGGAATCCCAAGTGTACCCGTCAAGGCAATTCCAAAAACACAAAGTATGCTGCAACTTCCCGTAATGTAGCAAAGAAGAAGTATCGAGGACAGGGTAAATAAAAATGTATTGTCATACAGTTGCTCAGGAATGGAATAGAATACTCCCTGAGCATCTGTGGATATACAATAAGTTGTTTCTAAGCCAGCGTTTAGGTTATACTTGTGGTCCTGCAGGACTAGAAGTTCCTAAACCTGGTTTTTATATTGTGCGTCCATGCATGAACCTAATGGGTATGGGACGATATTCACGCATTGAATGGATTGAAGATAATACTGAACACTTTCATCCTGCTGAGTTTTGGTGTGAAGTCTTTGAAGGTGATCATATTTCGGTAGATTATGAGTATCATGAGGATAGAACAGGGTGCTATCCAGAGTATGCAATGGATCACTCTGTAGATTATCATGTAAAACGACAAAGACTTACCGTACAAGGGTTTAGAGATACTGAAGATTTGTATAGATTCAGTAGATGGGAGAAAGTTGATGTGCAAATGCCGTATCCTAATATACTAACTACCATTGGAATGTATCGTTATGGGTGGATTAACTGCGAATTTATTGGTGGTAAACTGATAGAAGTGCAGTTTAGAAGAAATCCTGACTTTGCATATAACAATACCGTGTGTATTCCCGTATGGAATGATGAAGAAGTAGTTGAAAAGGATGGATATACCTTTATTGAAGAGCAAGATTATTTGAGGAAAGGATTTTATGTGGACAGACAGACCTGAAAGTATCCAATTTATTGAAAAGGATTCTAGAAAATACGTATTTGGTGGTATGGAGCCGCATGCTACCAACATTTTAAGAGTAATCAGTGATCTTGAGAGTGCATATCAGATACTAAAGTATTGTGGTTTCAAAGAAGATATGGAAACTCTAGAAGAAATTAAGGGTAGATACTATAAATTGTATTTTAAGAAGGTTAAAGAGGAAAAACTAAATAATGAAAAGGGATAGCAACCCCTCTAAAAGTTCTGAAACGAACTCTAGAGGGGATTCTTAATGGCAACTCAACCACATCCAGATAGAGATGCAGATTATATGGAAGCAATGTGGGGTACTAGAGGATTAATTACCGATTATTGGACTAAACCAATGAAAAAACCAGAAGAACAAATGCTTAGAGAAGTCGTTGGTGATCATGTAAATGACATCAAACGTCAAAATATGCTTGCTGAAGAGATTCGCAATGATGATGACTATGATGATTGGGAATATGGTACTGAGCCAACTTACTGTAATGGGTAATAAATAGGTTCATAATCTAAAATTATGCCTATTCATGGCTTCGACAAGGGTTTCTAGAGCATTTAAAGACATTTCACTGTCATTTAAACCTCACCCAGTAACAAAAGACCTCCCAGTATTGGTAAACGAACGTGCAATTGCTCGATCAGTAAGGAATCTGGTCGAGACAATTCCTACTGAGAGGTTTTTTAACCCTGATTTGGGGTCTAATGTAAGGAGTTCTTTGTTTGAGTTCGTAGATTATGGAACTGCATCCATAATTACAGACCAAATTACTGAAACTATCCTCAATTATGAGCCAAGAGCGGCAAATTTGAACGTTTCAGTCGAACCAAGACCCGATGATAACAGTTTTGAGGTAACTGTAGCATTCGATATTGTTGGACAAGACCTTCCACCCCAAAATATCTCTTTTTTACTTGAGGTAACGAGATAAAATGCCATTAACTAAGTTTACAGATCTAGATTTTGATCAAATAAAGACGCAAATTAAGTCTTATTTGCGTTCAAACTCCAATTTTACGGATTTTGACTTTGAAGGATCAAATTTTTCCGTTTTAATTGACACGCTTGCGTATAATACGTACATTACTGCGTTCAATTCTAACATGGTTGTCAATGAATCGTTCATCGATTCGGCAACTGTGCGTGAAAACGTAGTTTCTTTGGCAAGAAACATTGGTTATGTCCCTAGATCCAGAAAATCTGCGACGGCGCAGGTGAGTTTCAACATTGAATTCACTGGAACTAGTCCATCGACCACTTTAAAGAAGGGTTTGGTCTGTGTTGGTGCTCAAGATAACACATCTGTTGTATTTTCCATTCCTGAGGACATCACAACAACCACAGTATTGACTGGTGCTGCAACCAACGGAAATGGACCTAGAAGGTCTACGTTTAACAATATCGATATCTACCAAGGAACACTCCTTACAAAGGCATTCACGGTCAACCAATCGGAGGATCAGAGGTTTATCCTTGATAACCCTGGAATTGACACAAGTACGATCAGAGTTACTGTAAAAGGACCTCAAGAAACTACAGGAAGAGAATATAGACAAGTAGAGAACATTATTGATATTTCTTCCATTTCAGAAATCTACTTATTGCAAGAGATTGCGGATGAAAGATACGAATTGCTGTTTGGTGACGGAATTTTCGGTAAAAAATTAGAAAATGGAGCAGTAATCGAAGTATCTTACATCATTAGTGATGGAACAACCGGAAATGGTGCCGCAAACTTCTCATTTGTAGGAACTGTAGAGAATAGTTTGATGGTTTCTTTCTTACCATCGAATACAGTTACCGTAACTACTAATCAAAGTGCCATTAACGGTGCTGATATTGAACCAGTTGAGTCTATCAAGTATTTTGCACCTAGATTATACTCTTCTCAGTATAGAGCAGTCACTGCAAGAGATTATGAGGCAATCGTGCAGAGAGTGTATCCAGATACTGAGTCTGTTTCTGTTGTAGGTGGTGAAGAACTGGATCCACCAGAATTTGGAACAGTCGTTTTGAGCATTAAACCAAAAAATGGCACATTTTTGTCGGATTTCACCAAAAGTGAGATTTTACAAGATTTGAAGAAGTATACTGTTGCAGGTGTAAACCAAAGAATCGAAGATTTGAAGCTTTTGTACGTAGAATTGGATTCTACAGTATTCTACGACACAAGTAAGGTTACTGATGCTAATCAACTTAAGACTGATGTTGTTTCTAGTCTGAATAGTTACTCAGATTCGGTTGATTTGAATGCTTTTGGTGGTAGATTCAAATATAGCAGAGCAATCAAGGTTATTGACGATACGAATTATGCAATTACGTCAAATATCACAAATATCATTATTAGACGCAATTTGAGAGCACTGATTAACCAGTATACTCAATATGAGATTTGCTATGGCAACCAATTCCACGTTGTATCTGAAGGATTCAATATTAAGAGCACAGGATTTACTGTAGAGGGATCCTCTGAAGTAGTATTCTTCACAGACGTGCCTAATACCGGTTATAAGACGGGTGTAATCTCTGTTGTTAAGGAATCTGAGTCTGGACCCGTTGTTGTCGTTCCTAATGCCGGTACAGTGGACTACATGAAGGGTGAAATTATTATTAATGCCATCAATATTACATCTACTGTTAAAAATGACGATATTATTGAAATTCAGGCAGTTCCAGAGTCCAATGATGTGATTGGTCTGAAAGACCTGTATTTGCAACTGGATATCTCGAATAGCACCATAAATATGGCAAGGGACACCATTGCATCAGGTGAACAAATTTCAGGAGTTGGTTTCCCAGTAGCATCCAGTTATACTAACGGACAATTAAGTAGACAATGATAAACACGAATTCCGTATTCGAATCTAGAGTTAAAATTCAGCAAGTTGTAGACAGTCAACTGCCTGAGTTTATCAAAGATGAGAATCCACTTGTAGTGGATTTTCTGAGATCGTACTATACGTCTCAAGAGTATGCTGGTGGTCCTGTAGATATTGCTGAGAACTTAGATAAGTATCTAAAACTTGATAAATTGACTCCCGAGATCATTGTCGGGATGTCTACGGTATCTTCTGCTGTTAATAGCACAGATACGGAGATTTTTGTAACTAATACGAAAGGATTCCCTGAAGAATACGGACTTTTCCGTTTAAATGATGAAATTATCACATATACTGGAGTAACAACGAATTCTTTCACGGGATGTGTCCGTGGATTCTCCGGTATTACATCTTATCATGCTCCAAACCAACCAGAGGAGTTAGTATTCTCCACAAGTGTTGCGGCTGACCATTCTAACGGCACTGCAGTACAAAATCTCAGTGCTCTGTTCCTGAAAGAGTTTTATAACAAATTAAAAGGACTTTATACACCCGGATTAGAGAATGTAGCATTTGCTCCTGATCTGAGTGTCAATAATTTCATTAAAGAGTCTAGAAGTTTATATCAGAGCAAAGGCACGGAAGAATCGATCAAGATTCTGCTCAAAGTTCT